GCACAACCCGGTAAGGCGGCATTTTTTGAGAGAAGGGAAAAGACCAACACTAACGTAGTAAACGCTATATATGAATAGGTCTATAATTGAAATTTGCTTAAAAAGGATGTTCTTTTTCATACCTATACCCTCTACTTATAGTATAGGTAAGAAAACCCAAAAAATCAAGGGGTATTTTGAATGGCAGACGACAGAAAAGTAAATGTAACCATAGAAGCAAAATATAACGGTAAAGGAACTGTTGACTTCAAAAAGGATTTAGAAAAGGTAGAGAAACAAGCCGCTAAAACCAATGAAGAAATGGTTAGCGGTTCTCGTTCTGCCTCCGATAGTATTATTACCCTATCAAGTGCCATTAATGTTGCAAAAGCGGCCTGGGCCGGGATACGTGGTATTGTAGGTTGGTTTGCTGAAAGTATATCAATGGCAGCCAAAAACGCGCGGGCTGTCAATATGCTTGCCGCCGCTTATCAAAATGTAGGTTTGACCTCTGCCGGAGCTATAGATGCCGCCAAGAAGTTTGCAAGCGAAATGCAAAACCTTACAGGTATTGCAGACGAGGCATTTTTAGATGGTCAACGCTTACTGGCTAACTATGGTGTAGTAGGAGCTAAGGCACAAGAAGCTATCCGGGCCGCTTATGCGCTGTCTGTTTCGCAGGGAATGGACTTTGAAAGCGCCTTAATGCAAATAGCTAAAGCCGCGGCAGGTTCTACAGCCGCACTTTCCCGCTACGGTATTGTATTAGGCGACGGAGTAAAAGAAGGCGAGAAATTTGACGCGGTACTAAAGCAAATAAACGACCGTTTTGGAGCTAGTGCGCAGGCAACTATGGGGGATATGACAACCAAGGTCAATGCGCTACGGCAAGAGTGGGGAGATTTTAGAGAATATATCGGGCGTGATTTAATACCCGCTTTGCAAAAAGTTATTGAGTACGGTCATATGGCTGTTGGCGCGTTGCGTTCTTTGGCAGGGGATAACGGAAAAACCGTGTTTAATGATGCCATGGAAAAAACCAACAAAGAAATTGCCAAAATAAACCAGGAAATAAAGTGGTATCAGGACAACCGCGCGGCGGCCCAAAAGTTAGCAGACAATGAAATTGAAAAGCTACAAAAGCAGTTAAAGCTATTAGAAGGCCGCAAAAAAATCTTAATGGACGGTAACGATGAATACATTAAAAGCAACTCGTTACAACGATTAGAAGCCGAAAAGCAAGCCAAGCAGATAGAAGAAAACCGCGTAGCGCAAGCCAAGAAAAAAGAGGTGGCAGAAAAAGAGAAAAAAGCGCAAGAAGCGGTTACTGATGAATTAAAAAGGCAACAGGAAATTTTAGACAATATGGGGCTTTCAAGCTCCAAGGATTTGAAAGGATGGAATAGGGATAAACAAGCAAGCGAAGCGGGTCCTAGTGAATTGGAAGTGTTTGCCGGAGGAGCCAGCCAACTTGGAAACGCTGAAAATGCTTGGGCCACAGTAGAGGCAGAACGTGACGCAATTAACTGGCTTTATTTAGAAAAAAAGGTACTTATAGACCAGGAAATAGCAGATGAAGAACTAAAACAAGAGGCATTGACTAATTTAGAAAATCAGTACAACCAACAAAAGCTAATAAACGATAAAAACCAGGCCAAGGCACGTCAACAGATTTATGCCTCAATGTGGAGCAGTTTAAGCTCTTTGGCTACTAATGAAAACAAAAAAGTAGCGGCTGTTGGGAAAGTGGCAAGTATTGCACAGGCCACTATGTCAACTTTTACAGGAGCCGCAAAAGCGTTAGAGTTACCTTTCCCGGCAAACTTAGCGGCTATGGCGGCTGTTTTAGCTCAAGGGTTTGCTTTGGTGGGTCAAATTCAAAGTGTAAAACTCGCAGAAGGTGGACTCGTAAAAGCCGTTACTGGTGGCGTTTCTGCTATTGTAGGAGAGGGTGGAAGTGACGAAGCTGTACTTCCTTTGGACGATACAAAAGCGATGCGCCGTATTGGTGGAGCTATTGCAGAGGAAGGCGGGTCGGTTGGGCAAACAGTAAATATATATATCCAAACCCAGGCAACAGGTGGAGTAGAAGCTATTTTAGAACAACTAACAGACGCAAGCCGTAACGGTGTAGTACAAGCTTTAGAATTTGCAAACCTTAATTACAAAGTAGGTGCGGAACAACAGGGGTATAGTGTATGAAGCCATATATCTTTTTAACTGAAAACTGTTTGACACATACAGTAGATAGCTATAACAACGCGGTAGATTTGCGCAACTTATCGGCATCTACGCCTTTTACGCAGGTTCTTTATTTTACCGATTTGTACGGTAACATTGTAAACCGCACTATTGACACGCTTATTTTACGCAATACAAACATAGCTAATATGACGGTGGAATATGCGGTACAAGAAGATGAAAGCGAAAGTTGGGAAAGCGAGAGCGATAGCGAAAGCGGCGACTATCCTGGCATAACCTATTTACCGCTAGTAACATTGACAGGCAATACGGATAGTACGGTATTTTTGAAAGCATCTACGCCTGTTGTAACATCTTCTATCCGCATTACTATACCTGATATTACAAACCCTGAAATTGTAAACGCGCAAATGGGCGTTTATGGCTTTATTTGCAACCTGTTGGCCTTAACTGATAGCAACTACAAGATAGAGGCCAACCAGGGCAGTTATAGGGTGGTTTCCGGGGCTTATATACACTGGGCAGACTACAAAAAATGGGTAGGCAAGGTAAAAATGGAAAACTTACCGAAAAGCCAGTTTGATTTATTGACAGCCCAGGCAGATACCGGGGAAATGACGGTTGTGCCCTACCAAGATTTAGAGCTAGACGAAGTTTACGAGTGCGGGGTAAATAGAGAGTACCAGTATGAAGTGGACCGCAAGACGGAGCTATTTTCGCTTGAATTGGAGCTAAACGAGCTATGATAACACTGCCCGCTGAGTTAGCGGCATTTATGCAAGGTCAAAAGTTAGACGGTTTAAAGCCGTTTGCTATACTTTTGCGCAATAAATGGGTCCCGGAAGAAAGCGAGAGTGACAGTGAAAGTGGCGACGCGGGGGGATATTACAAATTAGATACGGATAACCCCATAGACATTAGCTATATGGTAGTAAAGCCAAACACGCTGTCTATGACGTTGGATGTAAACGAAGTGGCGCAATATAACGCTAATAACGTAACGCTTACATTGAGTGATACTAAAAACCGCTTTGTAGAAGGTACGCCAAACAGCTATTTCCCGGATGGCTACCAGTTGTATGGCTCGCGCGTAGTGCTTTATTATGGTACGGATGATACCAATAAAACTGCCCTATTTACAGGGGTAATTAAAGAGCTACCAACCTATAAGCCGGAACAATACCAGGTGGAATTAAAGCTAGTTAGCCCGCTTGAAATGCTAAAGGACATAGAAGCCAAGGATTTTAGCGATAAAATTGTTGGGGAAACACTAGCATACCAAAGCACAGACAGCGACGGACACCGCGTTTATAGCACTTCGCAAACAGGAGTTGGCGGTTTTTATGCTGTATATGCAGACGGAACAAAACTTTATGACGGCGTAGAGTATGAGGTTTCACAATTAAATTCATATAGCTCAACTGGTCTTATAACAATTACAAATCCTGCTTTTTACGATAAAGTTATTACTGCAGATTACTTTGTATGGAAGAAAAACCTAACAGTTGACCAAATTGTTCAAGGATTGGCTGAAATAGGTGGATATCCTTTGGATAAGACGCGTATTTCCGCAGTGGTTTGGAGTAATGCCGTTAGAAACTATATTACAGATATACCTATGCAAATGGGAATAGGATATTACAAAAGCGGTAGTAATTATATATTTAACTGGTTTAATACACGGGACGGATTATGGCAAAACACAATAGCCGCTAATGAGAGCAGACAAGTTCGTACGCACATTTTACCTACAAATTTTGAAACTGAATTTGAGTTGAGAGTTGACAGCATAGATTATGGTTCAGCTTCAAGCGGTGTTCATGCTCTATATATGATAGGAGCTGATTGGCAAGGAACCAGACTAAACAACGGGATGCGTATAAACATTGAAAGGGCAGACTCAGGTAGAAGATTTTATGTTGGTATAGATATCATAACAAACGGAAGTGCTAGCTACAATGTGTGGGAAACGCAACTGTATATGCCATCTTATTTTTCTTTTATTTTCAAATTTAGAAAATTGGGGAATATATGGCAGTGGTATGTAAATAATACTCTTGTATATTCGGACGCAAAGGGGTTTGGTTGTTCGCAGGATATGATTTTCTCAAGCAACAAACAAACATTAAGCATTTTAAACCAACGCTGGCAAATGTTAGATAGTAGCGCAAATGCTATAGGTCCCAATATATACGTTCCTTCTATATTGACAAATTCAATAGACAAGGGCGCAAGTGATACATCGAGTTGGGGAGCATTTTCTGCTTCTTTAGATGGGAGTGGAAGCGGTGGAATTATTGCATATTTTTCACAAGACGGTATTACTTGGGATAATGGCTCTCCGTTTGACTTCAATGTTGTAATGGCAAGAAGTGACCGATATTTAAAAGCCATAATACAAGTGACTTCTTCCCCTGCTGATGGTTTTAATATATCAAACCCAAATGTCTATTATTTAGATACTTCTATTTATTTGCAACTTGTAAATCTATCTGATCTTACTGTTTTAGAAGCCCTGCAAGATTTCGCTTTAATATCCGGCTATGAGTTCGGTGTGGACCGTCAAGGCGTGTTCTTTTTCCGGCCCAGGGTAGCAAGCACAACGCCAACCTATGTATTAGGCCATAGTGAAATTGTTAAAGTGGATACAGTTAAAAAGAACTTAAGCGACTTTTTCACAAAGCTGACTCTTACTTTTGCGCAAGTACCGTTAGAATTTTACGCAAATACAGGGGAACGCCCTACACTCGTAGATAAATACGGAATTATCAACAAAGAAATAGATAAGCCCGATATTGTGAACTATGACAACCCAGAATTAGCCCAGGCAATAGGCCCGCAGTTATTGGAGGTGTATTCGGCCCTACCAAACGTGATACAGGCCACAGGAAAGCTAAATTTGTCACTGGAATTGGGGGATATTATCCAGTTGGATAGGAACTATAACCTAATAGAGCCGGAAAGTGCCGGAAACTATACAAAGTACGCGAAACAACAAACCTATTACCGGGCGTGCAAGATTACGGGGATGAACTATAACTTTGCCAAAAAGCAAATTACTTATACGTTGCGTGATGTTTCCAACAAGAACACTGAGCCGCAATATGAATTTGCCGAATACATATATGAGTACCCCGTTCAATTTGGAGTAAAGGAGTGATAAATGTACATCGAACAAAAACAGGACAAAATTTTACGGCCCACTAGCGTTTACACTAGAACGGCCCAAGAAGATAACCAAATAACCACGGAACTATTGAACTTAATCCGCGCGGGTGGTTTGACCCCTTCTGCTAACAATTTGCAACAAGTAAAAAATGCGGTTATGAACATAGCCGGAAGTGGTGGCGGTGGTGGTGGAGTAGGCCACACAATTGGGGAAATAGTTTACAGCTGTTTGCCTATTGTTGATGACGGTTTCCATTTACTAGACGGTTCTTTAATTGACGGTTCCGGCTCGTATGAGGGTTTTGTGGATTACATCGCCGGATTAGTCAACGATTACCCCGATTTATTTGAAACAGAAGCCAACTGGCAAAGCTCTGTAACCACTTACGGTGTATGCGGTAAGTTTGTGTATGACTCAGTAAACCATACTGTACGCTTACCAAAGATTACAGGGTTTACTGAAGGGACTATCACTCCTACTACGCTAGGCGATTTAACCGAAGCAGGACTTCCGAACATTACTGGTATGACTACAGGTATTTATAATGGCGATAACGTAACGGTAACAGGGGCTTTTAGCTTTAATGCAACAAGTAAAAATCCTAGCGTTAGTGGCGGTGCGGCAGCTGTTGGCGCAACTATAGATTTTGATGCTTCTGACTCCAATTCTAAATACGGCAATTCAAACACCGTACAACCACAATCAATTAAAGTACTGTTCTATATCGTTATAGCTACCACTACTAAGACAGATATTCAAGTAGATATAGACCAAATTGCTACGGACTTGAATGGGAAAGCGGATGTGGATTTAACAAACGTAAACGATACAGGAACGTCAAAGAGTGCAGGTTGGGCGATGCCTAGTGATGTTTATGACGATTTAACTTTAGGCGCTAGTGGCAGTACATATACTGCTCCAGCAAATGGGTGGTTTTATTTTAACAAGACAGCGAATTCGAGTCTATCGTCAGATTTTAAATATATCGCCTTGTATTCTAGTTCAGGACTCGGTTGCGACCAGAATGGAGCTTACCAGTTCTCTTTGACAGCTGTTGTCCCTGTAAAGAAAGGCGATGTTGTTACTGCAAGTTATAATGCAACAGGAAACACGAACCACTTCAAGTTTATTTACGCAGAAGGCTCAAAAACGGAGGCATAAATGTTCTTAGGATATCAAAAAGACAAGATTGTTTTAACCGCTAATACACGTGAAGAATTAGAACACGCTCCGTGTATGAGCTTTGACCGTATAGAAGAAAGCGACATAGAATATACGCTCTATAATGGGGAGTATTTAACCCCCGAACAGATAGAAGTAAAAGAGAAAGAAGCACAACGTAAAGAGCTTATTGCAGAGTTAGACGCGCTAGATTTGAAGTGTATACGTGCCTTACGTGCTATCCAAGCAGGTACAGGCACAGAAGATGATACAGAAAAACTGGCTGAGCTAGAGGACCAGGCAGAACAAATTAGACAACAATTAAAGGATTTATAAAGGAGAAAACAAATGAGTGATAGCATATTAGACGCAACTTTAGTACAAGACGGGCAAAGAGTGGTTGCCACTATTGCCCAAACCGGGGAAATGATAGAGAGCAACGGTGTATTAGATGCTAACTGTATCGTACAAACCGAAAACGGGCCACAAAAATGCGTTAAAACTTTCCCTTTAGGTGCAGGTGGTGGTAAACCCGAATATGTAGACACCCTACCCGAAACAGGGCAAGAAGGCGTACTCTATATGGTCAACAGCGGTGTAACGCGTGACGGATATGCTATTTTCCAAATGTTTGCCTGGCACAATAACGATTGGGTAGCCATTGGAGCATTTGACGTAGGCATAGACCCGACTGGTATCGTGTACGAGAAGTCGTTTGATACCACTACAAACACCTGGACAGTAACCGTAAGCTAGGGGGTAAATATGGCTCTATATCACGAAATAACAGGTGGTAGTGCATTAGTCCAAAAGGTACTTCGTTCAGGTAGTGAAACCACAGAAACCGTAACGGGTACTGGGTCTATCTCTTTACCTGATGCCAAGGCAAATAGTTTAAGTGCTGTAACCTTGACAGGCGATACCGTACAACGTAACTTGCCGGAAGAATATACGGAGGTTGAATACTTAGAGAGTAGCGGAACGCAGTATATTAAAACTAATCTTGTATTAAACTCTGTAGCTACAGTTGAAATGGTGGCAAAATTAAATACAACCGTTTCTACATCGCCTTGCGCTCTTTGGGGTTTTATGGGGAATATGGGGTCAGGGCAGACATTCCCTCGTTGGCAGTGCAGTGTGTATAATTATAGATGGTTAATGGACTTAAACGCTACAACAGCAGGTTATCCTTTAGCTGATACAGATATACATACTTTGAAAAATGAATGTTTTTATAATTCAAACAATGCTCTTGCATATCAATCTGTAATTGACGGGGTAGAACAGTTTGCAGCCGCACAAGTAATTGATAATGTTGAATATTACACCGAAAATACTTTAAAAGTTTACCTCTTTGCAAGAAACAATAGCGGAGGGGTAGGCAATTTCGTAGAGGGCAGAATTTATCAGTTTAAAGCCATACAAGACGGGGCTTTAGTATGTAAGTTAATTCCTTGTAAACGAAACTCTGATAATGTTTTAGGTATGTATGATACTGTATCTCAAACCTTCTTAACTAATGCAGGTACAGGAACATTTACCGCAGGGAGTGATGCTGTTCCAACTCCTGATAGACCGATTGATATTGTGTGTAATAATGGGGTACTAAAGCTAAGTCCTAATTTGTTTAATAAAAATGATAGTGATGTGGGAAATGGGTATATTTCTGCTTCCGCTGGTACCGTACTGGGTACATCTCGTGCTCATACTGGTTACTTCATAGTAGAACCAAATACTACTTATTATGTGACATTACCAACATATCAATCAGGTTCTACAAACGGTGTGGCTTTTTACGACTCAACTAGAACATATGTATCAGGTATTTCATCAGGGTCTAGCTATGGCACATCAGCCCATACATTTACTGTTCCGAATAATAACAGTATTGTATATGCACGATTGACGCTAACTGAAAACATAGCTGATACTAATTTGAATGAAATACAAATTGAAAAGGGAAGTACAGGTACACCTATTATTCCATATGGTACAATCTACACAGACGGCACAGTTGAACAAGTTACAGATAGTTTAGGCAATACAGCTAGTGCAGAGATGTTATTATCTGTAGGTGATTACAAAGACACGCAAGAAGTATTGAATGGGAATGTAACAAGAAACCTCAAAGTCCTTGTTTTAGACGGTGTAACTACAGGCAGAAAAATATCTGAAGTATGGAATAGCACATATAAGCGTGGTAATATTGCCGTGCCTGATTTTGGCGGTGGGGATGTTGCAATAGCTGATTCTCTTTGCTCACATTTTAAATACAACCAAAATGTAAACGGTTCACCTACAGAAGCAGGATTCTGTACAAGAGGTGCAGATAAATTGATATTATTCTCATTCTTAGGGATGTCAAATGTGACAAGCTATCAGACTGCAAATGCTTGGCTTGCAGAGAGATACAATGCAGGTACACCTGTTATAGTTGTATATCCTTTAGCAACTGCAACTACTGAAAGTGTAACCGCTCAAACGCTTACCACTCAACAAGGTAGCAATACGCTTTCCATCTCTCAGGCAAGTATCAGTAACCTGCCTATTTCGGCTACTTATACCAAAGGAGTAACGGTAGAAGCTGATTACGTCATAAGAGAGGATATGACCACGCACGCACAGAAACTGGTATATGCTAACCCCAGGATGTATCTAAGTGGGCCTGTGAATTATACAAAGGTGGGTAGCCCTACTATTGTGGATAATGTTGCGAGCGGGCTTGTATCAGGTGTAAGCTATTTGGTTGCAAATGAAGAAATCCCTTCGTGGAATAGTGATTTAGAAATGCAAATAGAATTTACTACACCAGAACAGTTTTCAGGTGTAAGACAAATATTGTTTTCTGGACCACCAAATCAACAAGGTTTCGTTTTTGGTCAAGATAATAAATTAAGCGCACTATTCTATTCTGTAGATGGAAATTACAAATGGGCTACTTGTCCTACTGCTTTGTCTACGTCAACTACATATACTGCGAAAATAACTTATGATAAAACAACGAAAGTCGTAACTTTGCATACAGTTGGTGGAAATATTGATAATACAGCAACAGCTACACTAACGGATGTCCCCAGAGATAATGCGATTACCGATTATAATAAAGTATTTATTGGTGCAGGGCGCACTACTTCAGTTGATGGATTTACGGGTTCAATAAATCTCAACAACACCTACATTAAAGTCAACGGTTCCCTATGGTTCTACGGTAAGAACTATGCCAGTGCGAATATAGCACCTGTGCCTAGTGGATATACGTACGGTACTACTACCACCAGTGCTATTGGTTGGGTGGATATGAGAACGCAAACATTTACCGCAGCTCCTACAGGGGCTACGCTGGGGAAGGATGAATAATGAACATTGATACAGAAACTATATGGAAGATACTAGGCCTTGTATTTGCGGCAGGGGCCTTTTGGCAAGAACTGCGTGCTATTCGCAAAGATATTGCACGATTAGAGGAAAAGCAAGATAAATACAATAACTTGCAAATCCGTGTAGCCAAACTAGAAGCTCGGTTTGAGGAAGAAAAGAAATGAACTTAACGCCACACTTCACGATTGAAGAATTGACGTGTACAACCCATAAAGACCTGGCAAAAACCAACCTAGAAGAAGCCAGGAAGATTATGGGCCGTATGTACCAGCTCGCAGGGTTTGCAGAGCGTGTACGTGGCATTATAGGCCGACCGCTTATAATCAATTCGGGTTTTAGGTGCGTAAAGCTAAACAATTCCGTAGGTGGCTCTTTAACTAGCCAACACCTATACGCCGAAGCCATAGACATTAAGGTTGCGGGAAAAAGCTCAAAAGAGATATTTCAAATCCTGTCATCTTCAGACCTAAAGTATGACCAACTGATTTTGGAAAAAGCAGGTAACGCTCAATGGGTACACGTATCTATTGGGTCAAAGAAGGAAAAACTAATCTACGAAAACGGAAAGTATAGAAAGTTATAGGAGGACACTAAAAATGATTAGCTGGTTACAAGCAAACTGGAAAGACGTATTAGCAGTTATTGGTGGTGTAGTAACGGTGGCAAGTATTATCGTGAAACTTACACCCACGCAAAAAGACGATGCTTTCTTGGCAAAAGTCATTAAAGTATTGGCGGCTTTGTCTTTATTCAACCCCGATGGCTCATTAGTTGGTAAGAAAGAAGAAAAATAATGTGGATTTATGTGTTTTTAACTGTGCTTTGCGGTTCTTTAACTGGATTAGTAGTATATCTAGCTACTAAAAACGGGAGTCGTGCGGCACAGTTAGAAGCCATAAAAGAAGAACTAAAGCGAACAGAAAAAGAAAGAGCTAAACAAAATGAAATCAATAATGCTGTTTCTAATATGTCTAGTAGCGATGTTCGGGATAGGTTGTCAAACATTCAAAGCGAGTAATGCCTCTGCCTGTGTAATTCCTTTTGACTACCAAGACCCTGGGGTAAATGACCAAAATGCGCGTGGGTTATTAGTACATTATTGCATATGCCACGATCAAAGCTTGTGCCAATAGTATGGGGGTTGGAATTCGTGCAAGATATAAATGACCGTTGTAAGTGGTCTAAATTTGACCCGTATTTTAGCGAGTGTATCTGCCGGAAATATGGACACGCTTGCCGGATAGCTTGCCTATCCTGTAGGGATAATAGCTAATATGGATATAGTTTATTCTTTGGCTACAAACTATGACGGAGAGGAGTTAAAATACTCCCTACGTTCGCTTGTAAACGTACCGCACGAAAATGTGTACTTTGTTGGCGGTTTTCCTATATGGGCCAAAAATGTGGTACATATACCCACCACGCAAACAGGCACAAAGTGGCAAAATGTACCGCGCAACCTAATAACGGTATGCAAAGACCCGCGCATAAGTGAAGATTTTATCTATTTTAACGATGATTTTTTTGTATTGGAAAAGGTAAAAAATCCGGCAAAAGAGCTTAACCTATATAATAGCACCGTGCAAAGCGTGCTAGACAAGCTAAGCAAGCGGCACTCTTTCCCAACTAACTATATGCGCGGAATGGCCCAAACGCAAGAATTGCTAAAAGAGCTAGGCAAAGATGAGCCCCTAAGCTACGAGCTACACGTGCCTTGCGTATTTAATAAAGACAATTTTCTAAAGATGTTTGATATAGAAGGCGTAAGCAATATAGATGTTTTGCATTATCGTAGCTTATACGGTAACTTATACCTAACAGGTGGAAAAGATATGCGAGATGTTAAAGTAAGCCCAAGGAATGGTTTTAATGGCAATACAGGGCCGTTCCTATCCTGTAGCGACAGCGGATTTGTATACATTAAGGACTTCCTTGCGTCTAAATTCCCGCTAAAAAGCCAGTATGAGATTTAACCCGGGCCTTCTCAACTCCCAACTCCCACCACAAAGCCCACCCGCCGTTTCTACTTTCGGCGGGTTTTTTATGCTGCCCAAATGCTGCCCCGCGTCTGCCCTCTTTTCGCGTTGCCCGCGCGTTTTGCGTACTAATTACACCGACGAAAAAATAGCTCCGCTTATACTTTCACGTCTTAGATTTGCCTTCAGACGGGCACTTTTAGTATTATAAAAAATCTTTCGTCTATATGCCGCCCATTTTGCCGCCCTCTAATGTTCCCAGGCGGTCCACCGCGCCAACAAGGTCGCTAGGCATAAGGTGCGCATATTTCATAGTGGTTTGTATGTTTGCGTGGCCCAGTAACTTTTGTATTTTTTGGAGTGGCACATCTTTTTGGGCCAAGTGGCTTGCAAATGTGTGGCGCAGTTTATGAAGGAAACACCTAAATCCGCTTTGGTTGGCCCATCCGCGGTAGCTATTACTTATCTCATTCCCAAGCTCATAGAACAGGGGAAGCCCCGGTTTTGCGCTTTTAATTAGCACTTTTAGCTTGTTTATTAGCTCTTTATCACGGATAGGAACCACGCGGAAAGTATGCCCTTTTGCTTTCCCGCTTACATAAATCTCTGCCCCGTCATTAAAAAAAGTAATGTCTTTGGCATGTAAACGCTGTATTTCGGCCTTTCTTAGTCCTGTCCTAGCGTCTAGGTGCACAAGAACATTCCAGGCAAAACTAGGGGCAATTTCAAGCAATTTTAGTATTTCCTGCTCTGTATGAAATTCCACGCGCTCAGTATTAGTTTTAAGGGCTTTTACTTTTTTGAGTGAAACTTCCGTTAAGCCCCACATTTCCGCTTTTGAAATGGCGGCCTTGTAATATCCAATAATAGAATTTACGCTACTATGGAGCAGTTTTTCATTATTTATTAGCCAAACTTTGAAACCGTCCATATAGGCGGGGGTTATATCGGATAATGTTCTAGGAGCGCCGAATTTATCTATGCGCCTTTTTAGTTGGACTATATTTTTTAACGTATCGGGGCGCAAAGTAGCTTTGGCATTATCGTAGTATCTTTGCCAAAATGCCTCAAAAGCCACGCTTCCTAGCTCGTTAGCTTGCTTATCATCTACAATTTTTCCGGCACGTAGGATGGCTACTTTGTTGTTTTTTGTTCCAAGAGAAACACGCTTGCGCTTGCCGCCTATGCGGTAGTCAATAAATTTAATACCTGTGCGTGTGTCTGTTCGGATTTTCGTAAGCTATCTCCAGTACATTGTGGACATATTTTTTATAGTTGATTGAGTTTTTTCTTCTTTTGCTTCTGCAGGTTCTTTTTTTTCTTCCTTCTCATTGCCAAATTGTTCTACCATTTGTTTACCTACGGGGCTATCTAATGGAATTAGCGTATCTGTGTGTGAGCATTTAGGACAAATTTTTTCACACGGGGCAAACATTCTCCACAAAGAATATAATACAGCCACAATACCTATAATAATTCCAATAGGAGGAAATAAAAAGAAAAGTAGAAGCGCAAGGATCCATAAAGAAAATTCTGTACCGCCTGAACCTTTAACTTTCTTTTTAGCTTTTCCAATATAACCACAATCTTTGCATATTTGTTTAGCCATAATTTAACTCCTTACCATTGTTCTTTATCATCTCTAGACCAATGGCCTATAATTAAACCTAAAATATCCAACATTTTAGGCGTAAAAGGTTTGTACTTTGGATTTGTAGAGCATAGTTGCGGGATGCCCTTTGTCTTTTTAATAACTTTCATACAAGAGCCATTTTCGGTGCGTACAAGCATAGCTCTTCCGTCTATGGCATCGCGCATTGTACGTATTACACAAAAATCGCCTTTGTGGATTTTTGGCTCTAAACTATCCCCTATACACCGTACTACATAGTCGGCCTGTGGGAACATAAAGCGCGGTATATCTACAAATACCTCAACATCTCTGTCGCTAAATTCCGGCAAACCGGCGGGAACATCAGCCAAAATGGGTAATTGTATCGTGTTTGTTTTAGTAAGCGGAACGGCTTTTACTTCTTGCGTAAATTCTTCGTCTGATAGGCACATACGGACTTCTTGCTCGCTTACATTAAATAAATCAGCCATTTTTTTGATTAGGTCGGGGTTTGGAAAGTTGCGCCCACTTATCCAATTAGACACGGAGCTTTGATTTACTCCTAAATCTTCAGAGAGCTTTGTTTGGGCTCCCCTAATAGAGCCATATTTGCGCTCTAATAATTTTGTGAAGTTTGACATAATTTTTAGTAACCTCTTTACTATTTATTTGCTTATTTTTGGAAATTCTACGACGAGAAAAAATTTTTCCAAAAACTACTTGACATTTATGCGAAATTATGGCATAATATGTGCATAAGCAAATAAAAAGGCCCTAACAAATGGGGATTTGTTAAGGCACATTCAGGTAAAGAAAAAAGATTTACATATCTAGGAGTTATCCTAGAAAAAACACTTAACCTGAATGTTAAACCGAGTAGCAAGGGTCCCCACCCGTTTGTAGCCACTCGGTTTTTATTATAGCAAATTTCGCGCTTGCCGCGCTAGTAGAGGTAGATATGAATAACGAATTTTTAACTTCTAAAGAAGCCGCCGATTTAGGACGTATGAGTAAGCGCAGATTGCAAGAGCTATGCGCCGCAGGGAACATAAAAGCAATTAAGCCGTTTGGACGTTGGCTAATCTACAAACAAGATTTTATTAATCAAATGGGGGTCTTATGAGCGAAATAATAGAAGGAATTTTATTAGGGTTAGTACCTGTAGTGATTTTAGCAGTACCGTTCTTTGTTAAAGATTTGAAACAAGCGCTGTTTGATTAGATTTCCCGGCGAACAGCACCGGGCGGGGGAGAGTTCATCCGTGTCTCCTGTAACTACTGAACCCTACACACGTCCTTATCTCCCCTGAAACTTTGCTAGTGGCGCATACCTGAGCGGGGGTGTTCCACTAGCCCATTTGGAGGTGTATATGTACGAGCAGGAAATGACGCAAGAAGAACTAATAGAAGGAATAGCAAACCTAGAATGGTTAGCTAAAAACGGAAACAAACTAATAGAGGCTATGTTTAACCCAACGTGGCCCAAAAAAGGAGGTGCAGAAAATGCGGAAACTCAAAGCAAATGAAATAGACGTTAAAGTAAAGCAAGTTGGTAATGGTTGGGCGTTATTGTTACTATACAAAACCGCTCGCGTAGATATGCAAATGCTAGACGAGGAGTATGGCCCTTTGGGTTGGCAAAGTGATTACAAGACACTAAACGGAGTACTGTATTGCGGAATTGGCATTTTAGACGTAAATACAAAAGAGTGGGTATGGAAGTGGGATTGTGGCATAGAAAGCCGCGATAACGACGGACAAGAAAAGAAAGGCGAGGCAAGCGACGCTTTTAAGCGGGCCGGTTTCAAAATAGGAATAGGGCGTGAACTCTATACGTCGCCTGTTATCTTTGCAAACGTGGAAACAGTAGCAGAAAAAGATAGAAACGGAAAGACCGTATATAAATTGGCTGACCATAAATTGCGCTTTGAGGTGTCTGATATAACCTATGACAAAGCCGGTAATATAACCGATTTGGAAATAAAAACAAATAAAGGCCAAATTGTTTTTAGGCAAAACCAAAATATAGGCAAACAAACTTCCTATGCTACAAAAGCACAACCAAAACAAGATCCTTTTAGAAATATAGATATGAAACACGCTCGAGCTATGCAAAGCGCACAAACTGCTGACGAGCTTGCTGACGTTATGGCAGGTATTAGGCAAAGTATGGGCGACGCTTTCAATGATTTTGAGAGCAAATACAAAGCCGCGTATGACTTGCGCTTGTTACAACTTGTAAAGGGCAAATAACATGATTATTCATAATTGCATACAAGGTGGCGAGTTATGGCTCAATTTAAGGGCCGGACGGTTTACCGCTACTGATGCGCCGGAGCTTATGCCTGATAAGCGCACCGGGAAACCCAAAAAAGGCCTTGAAACATTGTGCTACAAGAAAGCCGCCTACTGGCTAACTGGTAACTTGCCGGACACGCCAACCACAGCGGCTATGGAGTGGGGCAAAATGCAAGAGCCGCACGCCCGCGCATTGTACTCCGAAATAACAGGCAACGAAGTGCAAGAGGTGGGCTTTGTAGAGCAGGACGATTATGTGGGTTGTTCACCGGATGGAATGGTAGGGAGTGAAGGGCTTATAGAGATTAAGTGCAAGCAAGATTGCAACCACCTGTACGCGGTATGCAACGAATGGATAGACCCGGAACACGAGTTACAAATGCAGTTTCAGATGTTGGTTACGGAGCGGCACTGGTGCGATTATGTGCTATACAACCCACTATTTAAGAACCCTATCTTTATAAAGCGCGTGTTCAAAGATTTAGATGTACAAGAGCGACTAGCCGAAGGGTTACACCACGGGCGGGAGCTGATTAAAAAGATTATTAAGGATTATGACGGGAGGTATATATGCAAGTAAAAGATATTTGCGGGCGTGGGCGTTCCTACACCGCTAAAGACGGTACTACAAAGCACGAATGGGTAAAAGTAGGACGCTTGGTAACGCAAGATGACGGTAAGCAGTTTATTGCGTTTGAGAAATGGGCTAATCCGGCGGGGTTTGTAAACGAAAAAGGGGATGTAATTTTTAGCGTATTTGAACCCAAGCCGAAAGAGTCCAAAGATTTACCCTTTTAATGAAGCAGTACGTAATAAGTGTGAAACAGCAAATAGTGCCCCTGTATGTGGATTTAACCAAGGCCATAGAAAAGGGGCGAGTCGTAAAGGTAGAAGTAAAGTCGGTAGCAAGCAAAACCAATGAGCAGTTAGGGTATTACCACACCGCTGTATTGGGAGCTATCCAAGAAGGGCTTAGGGAACAAGGTAACGAAATGAGCCAAGCCGAAATAAACGAAATGCTAAATGAGATGTTTTTTAGCACAGTAAAAACGGTTTCTTGGATAGGGAAGGATGGGGTACAGTACGTACACCAATTGAAACAAAGACGGTCCAAAAGTGGGGCAACGATAGATGAATTTAGCCGATTTTTGGATCAAGTAATAAGGTGGGCAAATACGGAGTTAGGGGTCTATGTAGCTCCGCCCACTACAGAGCAGACAGTTTCGTAGACAAACTGCTCGTCTACATAACACCGGGGGCGGTTGCTACCTCCTTCCGCCCCCAACAAATAGGAGGAGTGAGATGTTGGGAATAGTAATACTAGCAGTAATTTTTGTATGGGCCGCATTTCGGGCCGGGCGTGATTATGAGCGCAAGCAGTTTGTAAAAATCGGCAGTAGAAAAAGCGACTTGCAAAAAGTATTAGGGGTTTTTAAGGATGATACATTCTGAAAGTAACTTCCAAATAGGGGTAGTACATTTCTTGCGATCACAGGGGCATTTTGTATTTGCCGTACCAAACGGACAGCGGCTAACCCTACGCCGGGCGGCCCTAGCCAAAAAGGAAGGGCTTACCGCAGGAGTGAGTGATTTAATTGTACTACTACCAAATAAGGTGTACTTCATAGAGCTTAAAAACCCAAACGGGAAAGGCCGCCAAAGCCCCGCACAGCGCGAGTTTGAGGACGCAGTAAGGGCATATGGGCACGAGTACCTATTATGGGACACCTGGGCGCAAGTAGAGCAGTTTGTAAACGCCCATAGACAAGAAGTAGGTAATTTTATGGCAGTTGAAGTGACAAACTAATGTTAGCAAAAGACAAAGTAGTAGGAAATATAAGAATTTACAGGAACGCAGTAAACGAAATAAGCATAATGGATGACATTTCTATGTACACAGAGCCAGAGATTATTTCGTTTGATGAGTGCATGGCTGAAAAGATATGCAAACACATAATGGAAGTAGCAAAGGAAATTAGGGAGTATCAAAATGAAAACAAATAATGTTTGTTGCCGGATTTACAAAGAGCAACTCAATTTGATTAACCAATTACCCAAAAAAGAAAGGGCCATTGTGCTATTAGATGTAGTGAACAATGCTTTTAATCAATTTGAAAACCAAAATGATAATCAAGTTGATAATCAAAATGAAAAGAGAGAAAGCAATCAAATTGAAAATCAATTTGATAACGCATATATTTCTGTTTCTGTTTCTAATTCTGTATATAATTCTGTTTCTGATATTAGTAAAGCAGTTATAGAAATTTTAAGAAAGAGTATTGTTTGCAAGGGTTTTAGTAGCAATTATGGCGGTAATAGAGCCGGGGCCGGGAAAAAGAAAGCAGAAGAAAAGCCAAAAGAGCTACCGCAAACCGCACACAAAACGCGCTTTGTTAAACCTACTTTGCAGGAAATTGATAACTATTGCCAAGCGAACAATTACGTCGTAGATGCTAAAAATTTCTATGACTTTTACGAAAGCAAAGGGTGGAAGGTAGGTAATACGCCAATGAAAGATTGGCAAGCGACAGTTCGTAATTGGGCACGTCGCACAAAACAGGAAGGGGGGAAAAATGAAGGAACAGACTATAACCGTAACCCAGAACTGGGCAAATATGCGGGATTTGGGCGAACAATTAGCAACGAGGATTAAACTAGCAGACCCTGAGTATTATCGTTCGCAGTTGTCTAAAGAAGAACAAAAGCGTATTGCTGAAAGAATACGCGAAAAGGAAATTAAACGCTTGGGCGGTTTGAGGGCGTATGAGGACTTTACGCGTGATAATTACAAAAACAAAGCCGTACTCAAAGCGCTAGATAATTTCCCGCAAGAGAATTACTATCTTTGGGGTCCTGCTGGAGCAGGTAAAACGCACGCGGCAGTAGCTGTTTTGCGTGATACGATTTATGGGCAAGTGGTTAGAATGGCGCGTATTTCTAGGTGGTTTCGCGGCTTTGAGCGTACTGATGAGGAAAGCAAGGCCATAAAAGCGTGTGCAGATATGACTTTGCTAATTGATGACTTAGGTAGCGAAAAAATGACCGACTATTTGCAAGGAATTTTGTTTGAGATTATGGACCGCAGATGGCAATACAAGAAGGGCGGTCTGTTGATAACCTCAAACGTAAGTATTGAAAAACTAGGCGAAATAGTAGGGGACAGAACCGCTAGCAGAATTGCTGGATTAGTAGGGACTAAAAACACAATCAAAATCTCAGGCAAGGATTGGAGGTTAAAGTAATGGGATGTTATTTCAACCTGTACCGCACGCACAAAGAGCACGGGTGCAAGGTGTGCAAGCATAATCCGATGGGAATATGCGAACTAACCGGGAAAGAAGTGCCATCTAGGTTAGTCATACAAAACGGAGTGCCAGCATGGTGCCCGAACAAGAACAAAAAAGGGGGTAAAAAATGATATTAAACTTTGACTTTGCAGGGATGCCTTTTGAAGTAGATGCAGATGTAGAAGAAGGGTACGTAGTAGGGGTGCTTAGCGTAAGCATTCAAGCCAAAACGGGTAAGTATTTCCCGATCAAGGTAGATACGGAGGAGTTTTTAGCAAGTATGCAGGACTTCTTAAATGACGCGGTAGAACAGGCCATTATTGATAACCGCTTGGCACACGAGGACTTTTTGTTTGAACAAGCGCGGGAGGAAGGGAAGATATGATTTGCCAGTTTTGCCAAAAGCGGGAAGTAAAGCTCAAATGGACGGGTAAAGAACACGATGTGTACGAGTGCCCACTTTGCTGTATGAAATACACCGTGTACAAAACGCAGGAGCCGAAGTTATGAACCCGACCACACTAAACAAAATCATTAAGGCGGTAGAACACGCCAGGGCCAAGCATAAATTCTTTGCAATCAGCCCAAAAGCGGCTATGCCACTGGCATTAGAAGAACTAGGGGAACTAGCCAAGGCGGTAAATGATGTGCGACCCTGGGCCGAAATAGAAGGCGAGGCACTAGACACCATAGCTGTACTGGTGCGAATAATTGAACGTGATGGAGTGGATGGGAAATAGTATGGCAGTAAAAATAGATATGGATATGCCGAAAAGTTGTTTAGAGTGTAGATTTAAGAAATGGTATAAATGGTCAAATGGATTTACAGATTATTCTTGCTATATGACAAATAATACAGTAAATACATATTGTAATAATGCCAAAAGCTCAAAAAACAAAAGGCATCCGCAGTGTCCCTTGCGGGAAGTAAAGGAGTGAGATATGATACCAATAAGAAAAAAATTGTATTACCAATATGTATTTAGAATATTTTATAAACAAGAGGGAAAAGTATATGACGGATACAGATATACTGTAAATGGGAAAGTAGTTACACGGCAAGGATATTTTGAAATAAAACTAGATACCAAAATAAAGCATTTCTTTGTTCATCAAAAAGATTTCAAAATAAGAAATGGTAACTTTTGCCACGAGGTTATTTATTGCACAGAGCGACCTATAAAGGAGTGTAAATAGTATGAAACCTACAAAAGAGCAGATTGAACATATTGGGAAAAATATGCCAACTTGGGTATGCGAATTTGATGTGAAGTGTGTACCTGCGCAGGAAGTTATAGAAAAAATAATTTTATTGTGGGAAAAGATAAGAGGTAAATAGTATAGCAGAATTAAAACCGATAAAATGTGATTGCGGAAATGAAGAATTGGATATATTTACACAAACAGATTGGGATGGAGAAACAGAATATGTTGTAATGTGCCAGCATTGCAAAACTGTTTCAACAGGACCAACCAAAAAAGCAGCCATATCCGCTTGGAATAAAAGGAGTAAATAAATGAAATCAACACTTTGTGCGAGATGTGATAGATGTTGGCCTAGCGATGGGACAGTTGCTCATATTATTATTGATTGCGCTGATGATTGCAAATCATTTGTTCCATTATGGAAAACAGGAAAATATGACCAAGTTGCAGAAGATTTTTAATAGGAGTTAGGTTATGGCAGAAGAAAAACATAGAGAACAGCACGGGATGAAAAACACCAAAATATATGATGTTTGGGCGAATATGAAATCTCGTTGCTTTTATCAAAAAGACCCCTGTTTTAATCATTATGGCGGTAGGGGTATCACAATATGCCAACAATGGAACAAAAGTTTTACAGAGTTTTACAAATGGGCAAAAGATAATGGCTATAAAGAAGGTCTAGAATTAGACAGAATAAATAATAACTGTAACTACGAGCCGACTAATTGCCGTTGGGTTACACATTCAGCCAATGGAAGAAACAAACGGAATAATCGTTTGGTTACTTATAAAGGCGAAACCCATTGTGTAGCCGAATGGGCAGAAATACTCGGTATAAATTACAACACTTTGCTATATAGGTTTAGGCGTGGTTGGTCTGCCGAAGCCGCACTAAATGCACTTTTATCACAAGGAGATGATAAATGAACTACGCAATATATTTTGGACTAGCTTTTGCAGGGTGCTTTATGGCAGTAATGCTTGTGGTTATCTTGCTTAGTTGGTTTAGTGATATGGTTTTATTTGAAGGAGATGACGAATGGAAGAACAAGTAGAGTATAAGGCAAAGAAAGGTAAAAAGAAGGTGATCTATGAGTATTTTATTTGCTTTGCGGACCGCTGTAATAAGTTCCAAAATGCGCTTGTAGAAACTAACTATAAGATAGATAGCAAAGAACACGCTTACGAGTGCCAAAACGATTTACGAAGGTTTACAAACGATAATTTTAGGGCTATTGTGAATTATCAGCTTTTAAGGAAGAAATACGCGGAGGAGAAATGAAACCAATGTTTATTGCAGTTAATGATTTCGGTGGCAACGTGATAATTGTGAACTTGAATAGAATAGTTACTATAAGAAACCAAAACTATATCAAAGACGGAAAAAGCCAAAAATGCAGTATTGTTGCGCTAGATAATGGCGAAACTATCGGCCCGGTTAAGCAAACAACCGAAAAAATACTACAAACAATGGAGCAAAACTAATGATAACCCGCGCCAGTTCTATTTGCGGTATGGGCGACGCGCTAAATCAGCGTGCCTTCTTGGTGGCCTATTGCAAGCAAAAGAATATACCGCGCGAAAACATAGCTGTATATACCGAAAAGCACGGTTGGATGTTCCAAGGTATGGGCTTTAGGATGGGGCTATTTAGGCGCGAATTTGGCGGGTTAGTGGCATATAGGAACTTTGGCTTTTATGACTTGCCGAAAACGTGCGAGCTAGACGAATTAGACCAAAACATAGCCAAAAACGCGGGGATTGATTATAGCTTTGAAATGTGCGTACCGTTGCCACAGTATCGTATGCCACTAGGAATACTACTGCCGGAGCGTTACATCACATTTAACACGGGTTATGGCACGTTATCCGGCAAGCCGGGGTATGTATGCCTAAAGAGTTGGCCCAAAGAGTACTGGGCGCAATTTGTAGCTAGAATAGGCGTTCCGTGCGTGCAAATAGGCGGCGGTCCGGGTTGCGAGGTTATACCAGGCGCAATAAACCTAGTCAACAAGCTAACTATCACGCAAAGCGCAGAGGTTATGCGGCGCGGGTTATTTCACGTGGATATGGAAGGCGGCCTGCCTATCCTGGCGCAACATTTAGGCAAACGCTCTGTGGTGCTATTTGGACCGACAGCTGTGCAAAACCAAGGGCGTAGTTTTAACTTGAACATAAGCGCAAATGTATGCACGCCCTGTTACGAGTGGGGCAATAAGACCGCCAAGCGGTTATATGCGCTTAAATCTAACCTGCCATGTGGCGCAAAGTGCATGAGCAGTATAACTCCGGCGCAAGTTATAGACGCAATAAACAAAGCGGGTTGGCTTGAAAGAGTGCCAAAAATAGACAAAAAGTTTTTTATTTAGGGGTTTAATATGTACAAGCTAGAAGATTTAGAGGGGAAAATAATAAACGCCGATTGTATGGAAGTGTTAAAAGAACTTCCAAATAAGGCCATAGATTTAGTTTTGACCGACCCACCATACGGGGGGGGGGGCGATTTGTGGAAATGCCGTAAAAGAAGCCGTTTCGGAGGGCGGTTTGACAAATACCATATCGGTAGCGCGGACGGGAGGAGGGTATTTCAAAAAGTACAGGGCAATAAACAGGACGGATTGGCACGGGAAAAAGAAGTACAGCCAACAAGGGGGTGTCTTTGAAAATGCAGATATAACGCATTGGGATATTGCCCCGGACCAAAGTTATTTTGACGAGATTTTTAGAGTATCAAAAGAGCAGATTATTTGGGGTGGAAATTACTTTAATCTACCGCCAACACGTTGCTTTAACATTTGGAAAAAACTAACAATAAGCGAAAATTTTAGTATGGCTATGGCAGAGTATGCCTGGGTAAGTTGCAACAAAAACGCAAAACTATGGGAATTTGCGCCACAAGACAGTAAGCGTTTCCACCCTACGCAAAAGCCATTAAAACTAATTGAAAAGCAACTTTTGGAATATAGCAAAGAGGGCGATTTAATACTTGACCCATTTTCCGGCTCTGGCACTACCGCAATAGCGTGCCATAGGTTAAAACGCAGATTTATCTGCATTGAAAAAGATCCGGAGTATTGGGCCAAAAGTGTGGAAAGACTAAAGGCCGAACAAGCGCAGTTACAACTATTCTAGGGCCTACGCAAAAGTGTCTAAACGCGTAGGTCTTTTTTTTACTTGACAAATAGGTTGACGATAAGATTTACTAGGTACAAGGTTAAGTGTTTGCGAGCCACGCGCTCGTAGGCGGCTGACCCTTTTTTTATGCCCGCCTTTTCTACGGTAACCCCAAACTAGGGGAACAATGGGCACACTACAAAAACTTAATTCTGCCCTCAAAAAAGCGACCTGCAAAGGCCGCCATTTGTGCTTTCCTCTTACAAAGTGAGGCCGCGCTATGGCAAAACGTGGCAACCCAAACATTGTAGCTTTGGGTATTAAAAGCCGATTTACGGCTGGAAACGCGGCTGAAATGGCTAAAAAGGGAAACGATAAAAAGCGCAAAGATAAAGCTTTGCAAGAGCTATTAGAAAAAGACGTACCACTAGAGCTAGTAGCAACCGCACTTAAACAAGGCGTAGTAAAGGGCGATCCAAGATTACTAGAACTATTGCTCAAACTGTTAGGACTTATGCCAAAGGAACAATTAGACCTAACTGTGAACGAGCCGAGAAAATTTGAATTTGTACTAAAAAAATAGCGGGGCCATTATGCAGACCTCGCAGATACAAGTAACACAGGTCTTTGAAAAGAATTACCACAACACCGCGCCTATTGTAGTGAACGTAGGCGGTGTAAGGTCAAGTAAGAGTTATAGCATAGCTCAATGTATCAATGCTTATGCGCTAGAGTACCCCGGCATAGCCATTGGGATATGTAGGAAAGTAGCAAGTACGCTTACCAACTCGGTAGTAAGGCCATTTATCAAAGTAGCAAGTGAATTTGATACCTGGCACGAGGCCAACTTTAACAAGACGGAACGCTACTATACCTATGACCAAGGCGACGGGAACTTTAACAAAAGCACGATACAGTTTTTTGGGCTAGACGATATAGAGAAGATTAAGTCGACGGAGTTTAACCTAATTTGGATGGAAGAAGCAACAGGGTTTACTTATGAGGACTTTAGCTTTTTGCAAACACGTCTATCCGGCAAAAGCGTGGGCGGTTGGGAACATAACCAAATAATACTTTCCCTAAACCCCGGCGACGCTAGAGGTTGGATAAAGACACAGCTCTTACCGCAAGAAGGCGTATGCCTAATAGAGAGTACGTACAAAGATAACCCATTTCTAAGCCAGGAATATATACGTTCCATTTTGGCTATGAAAGAAACAAACCCGCGTATGTACAAAATGTTGGTACTAAACCAATGGGGCATAAATGAAGGGCGCGTATTTGACAAGTGGGAACTGTACGATGACGCAAGCGCACCCAAGAGCTATGACCAAGTTATCTATGGCCTAGACTTTGGGTGGAACCACGCTACCGCACTTATTGAGTGTAGTTTCCGTGATAACGAAGTATATTTGCGTGAGGTCATTTATAAGAACCACATAAACAATGGCGAGCTAATAGCCCTAATGGACGCAATAGGCGTAAATAAAGACCTTTCTATTATTGCCGACAGCGCAGAGCCGGACCGCATAGATGAAATCTTTGCTAAAGGTTATCAGCGCATAGAAGGCATTAAGAAAATAGAAGTGGTAAAGACAATAAACATACTGCAAAACTATAAGATTTACATCCACAAGGATAGCAAGAACTTACAAAGCGAGTTTGACGAGTACGAGTGGAAGAAAAACCTGGCAGGGCAGTATTTAGACAAATTAGAGCCGGATAAGCAACACGATGACGGCATAGCGGCGGTAAGATACGCCACACAATACTTTGACGAGAACGCAGGAACGAAAGCTTTTTATGTTTAAGACGATTAAAAGTTACGCAAAAAAACTATTTGGATTTGGCGGGGAAGTAGGCCCGCGCGGTTGGATTACGCTTGCCGGGCAGAATATGCGCGAACAAGAGCGCAACGGATTTGCCGATGCCGCTTTACGTGCTATTGTAGCCGCCGCGTGTAACGGGGAATTACAGCTAAAGCAAAACGATGGCTCCGTAATAGATTACGAGCGCAAAGGTGTAAATGCCTTGCTTGACTTACTCTATCAACCCACGCCATATTTTAATGAAAACGTATTTAAGCAAATTATCATTAGCCAAATTCTTGTGTTTGGTAACTGCTACATATTAAAAGACCAACGCGACAGCCATGGCAGACCTACTCAACTAATCCCTATCCCGCAACCTTGCGTATATCCCATACTTGACCTATACGGCTATCCACGCGCCTATTCTATTAGCACTGTGGAAGGCACTTATACAGTACCAAAAGAGGATATTATACACGTCTATGAGGGTAACGCGCTAAATCTATTTATGGGCCAAAGCCGTGCCTTGCGCTCTAAAATTGACAGCGATATTATGAACGCCGCCAAAGTGTTTAACCTCTCTTTCTTTAGAAATGGGGCAAGCATCGGCGGGCAGATTACCTACCCGGACGGCGCACGCATTACGGACCACGAAGCGCAAGAACTGTTACGTTTCTTTAATGACCAAAACCAAGGGCCTGAGAAAGCGCACCGCACCGCGCTCTTAACCAAAGGCGGTAAGTTTGAGAGCTTTAAGACCTCGCACAAAGATATGGAATATGGCGAGGGGTTAAAGTTCCACCAACAGCAAATACTTTCTATTTACGGTGTGCCACCTGCTATGGTGGGCTTGTTTGAATTTGCCCCGCAGTTTAATACCAAAGAACAGCAAAAGATTTTCTATGAAACCAACGTAATACCGCTAATGCGCTTGTTTGCAGACGCATTTAGTGAGGAGTTAGTGCCGGAGTTCTACAAGAATGAGGAAGTATATGTTTGGTATGACTTTGGCAAGGTAAAAGCACTAGAGCCGAACTGGGAAGAATTAGGACGTGCCGCACAGACACTCACGCAAATTTGGCCTGTAAACGAAGTACGCACCGCGCTTGGGTTACCTTTTAAGGATGTACCCGGTGGGGATGAGCCGCCCTCTCCTATCCTTTCGGCCTTTGGACTAAACGCAAAGCCGCAAGATACTAAGAGCGCAAAGCGTGCGCGTGCTATTAGACCGACCCCTGCTCAAATGCGCCGACACAAATTAGACAAGTTTTCGCTTATTGAGAAACAAAGCGAAGTAATGCGGCGTAGCATTGAAAGCCATTTCAAATTACAGGCCGATATTGCCGGAGCGTGGGTAAAAGATAACGCAGAAACCCTGTTTAGTTATAACGCCTGTTTTGGTAGCCGCAAAGCGCAAGAAGATTTATTGCTTACCGTAAAAGTACCTGCTATGGCTGAAATATATCAAGCGGGGGTAGATTTTGAAACCGCTTATTTACAGAGCTTAGCACCTAAAAAGGATTATCAGTTTATTGATAAGAAAGCTATGCAAGACCGCGTACAATACTGGGCCGAACAACACGCATTATTATGGGCGGGTAGCATTGAAGAAACCACGTTTAAGCGCATTGAAGAAATTGTCAAGCTAGGTGTAGATCGTGGGTTATCTAACCGCGAAATAAACAACATCATTTTGCAATTCTTTAGCGCGGAAGGGTACGAGCCCACGTTGCTAACCGAAAACGTAACGGGCGCAAAAGTAAGCATTTTAGACCGCGTAGAAACCATTGTACAAACAGAAACACGCGCTACTATTAGCGAGGCGCAGTTAGAAACCTACCGCAGCACGCCTTTTGTAACAGGCAAAGGGTGGATAACCACAATGGGCGTAAGCGACCACCACCCAGGCCACTTAGAAATGGACGGGCAAGAGGTGCGTATGGAAGATAAATTTACAAACCCTGTAACGGGGCAACAAGCCGATGCGCCCGGTCAATTTGGCACAGCCGACCAGGATATAAACTGCCTGTGCGACACTTACCCAGTTGTATTAGACGAGGAATAATTATGCCAGTAAAGCAAATTAAAGGAAACAAGACTTTTACACTAACTGATTTCAAAGCCGAACAACAAGACGGAAAGGTTATTATTTCCGGCTATGCGAATACCAAAGGAGTGGCTGACCGTTATGGGGATATTCCTACTCCGTTTGGGCGTTCGTACGTATATGAGTTGCAAGAGTATTTACGCAACCCTGTTGTCTTATTAGACCACGAGGCCGAAGTAAAGAACCTGGCGGGTATGTGTACCGAAATACGCGAGGACGAGAAAGGTTTATTTTTCAAAGCGGAAATAACCGAAAGCAACTTGCCTATTATGGAACACGTGCGCACGCTTATCCGCGAAAAGATTTTGAAAACGGTATCTATCGGCGGTATTTGGCTGTATGAGGATATGGAAAACCCGGCTCACTTAACCCTAGCTAAAATCTTTGAGATTTCGCTAGTAACCATCCCTGCCGATACCTACGCAACCTTTGAACAAGTTAAGAAAGAAGAACCCAAACAGGCCGAAGTACAGGAAGTAAAAACCCCGGACTATTCGGCCCTATACAAGAAATTAGAAACCTTTAGCTTAACGCAGAAGCTAAAAGATTTTGAAGTAAAAACCCAAAAGCCCGCAACATCGGGCAAGGAGCATAAATAATGGATAACGAAACCAACACGGTTACTGCGCCCGCCGATAACGGGCTGGAAGCCAAAATGGATAAATTCTTGGAAGGTTTAGAAGCGTCCAAAGCCGAAGCCGCACAAGCGAAAGCCGAAGCTGAAGCCGCCAAAAAAGCTTACCAAGACGCGCAAGCCGCCGCGCAAAAAGCGTTAGACGAAGCCGTCGCCGCTAAAAATGCGCACCCGGTAAACTTTGCGCCTGCCGCCAAAAAAGCCGATAAAACGGAAACCAACAAAAACTTCCGCGACTTTTTGGGCCAAGTAAAAGCCGCTAAATACGGTGCTAAAGCCGCCCTCTCTACGGACGCGACCACTGGCTCTTATTTAGTGCCGCAGGATTTCTTGCCTCAACTCTTTGATTTCTTGGCACAATATCCTGCTTTTGTCAATGACGCTACCCGCATCGCCTGGGGCTCTTTTGGCAACGAACGTCATATCCCGCAGTTAGTTTCTCGCCCTGCTGTGAACGTAACCGCAGAAGGCGCACAAAAAACCCTGTCTAATCCTGCCTTTGGCTTGATTGAACAGAAACTTGAAAAACTAACCGCCCTTGTAGTGTGGACCCGCGAACTCGCAGAAGATGCCGGAATTTACTTACCGGACTATTTGCCTGCTATCGTTGGCCCTCAGTTTACCATTCAACTTAACAAATGGTTATTCCAAGGGATTACCAACCACCCCGGTATTGTCAATGCTTCCGGCATTGTAACGCCCGCTTCTGTAACTGCTATCAACAAAGTAGCTGACTTGAAATGGGCCATTCCGTACCAATATCGTGCAAACGGTAAATTTTACATTGAAACCTCTCTCTATGGTCAATTAGCGTCCATCGCTCGCTTGAGCGCACCGTCTTGGTTGACCTATGAAAACGGTGTAATGAGAATTGACGGTAGCGACGTAGTAGCGGTAGACCCCGAACTCATCGGCGACGGTATTGCCTTGTTCGGCGATATGAAAACCGTTATCTTCTCGCCTCGCAACGAAATCCAAGTTAAATACAGCGACCAAGCCAACATCACGGACGGCGGCACTACGCATCAACTGTTCCAAGAGAACAAAGAAGCGTATCTGTTTGAACTTCGTGCCGACATCTCGGTTGTTGGGTCTGTATGGGCCAAAGCCGACTTGGGCGAAAGCGACAGCGAAAGCTAATTATCTAATGGCGCGGTGCTAGTACGCGCTAGGGGAAGTGTGGGGACGAAATGTCCCCACGCCCCAACCCCAAAGGAGCTAAAAAATGTTTGACCTCAAAAAATACAAAGTAGTCAAAGAATTTAACGGATACCGCAAAGGGCTTGTGGTGTCTTTCAACGGTAAAGATGCCGAAAAGTACAAAGATTTTATTGTATCTACCGAATACGTGGCCCCGGTAGCGGCCCCGGTAGTTACTGCGCCAGTAGTAGAAGAAGTACCCGCAAAGAAAGTGCGCAAAGTAGTTAAGAAAGGAAAGAAATAATGGACTATAACCTAATCCCCGTAGAAGTAGTTAAAGCTATAACAGGCACAACAGATAATGCCGTAGCCACCCAACAAGGTGCGGCAATTATCGGTATGTTGCAAAGCTATCTTGGCTTAGTGCTAAAGAAGCAAGATTTTTCCGGGGAAAAGGTTACTATTCCTTACCCGTTTAGCCGGGTAATTAAGCCGCATTATGCGCCTATAAATACGGTTAGCGAGTTAGAAGTGATTACTTCTGACGGACAATACAAACAAGACACATCTTACTTAGCGTGTGGGGAGTTTACTATTGAGCTATTGCCTACGTTTTGGGCGTTTGGTTGCAAGCACTTTTTGCCTTCCGCAGTAGCGGCTGTGAAGATTACATATAACGCGGGATTATATAGCACTTGGACGGAAGTTCCGGCTGTTTTGCAAGAAGCCGCCCAAGAGCTTTTGAAATACAAATACAACGCCGCCTATGCCGCAGGTTTCCAAAGCGAGCATTTGGGGGACTACTCCTATACGAAGGGTAGCTTTGCGGCTAATAGTGGAATACCTGCCGAAATTGCAGGGATGTTGGACGGACTAAACTTATGAGCTTTGGCGGCCTGTTAAATGATACCTGCACCATATACAACCGCGTTAAATCTATTGACGATGAAACGGGAGAGGAGTTATTTACGCAGACCGCAGTAGCGCAAAATGTGCCCTGTGCCTTACAGCATAGTGGCGGTGGGTTGGACCGTACAAGCCGTTTAGCAAAAGAAGATAACAGCGACCGCTTGTATATGTTCCCGCCAAGTGTAACCATTACCAAAATGGAAACAGTAATAGAAGTGCGTGGGAATAAATACCGGGTGCGTGAAATTATAGATATGGGTGGAAGGAACCGATACACGCGCCTAGACCTGGAGAGGTATAACGTAAATGGCTAACACAATTACTATCACGCTAGGCGGATTTGACGAGTTAGAAAAGGAACTAGCTCAAGAGCCGCAACGCGCTGTGGAAGCTATGAAGAAAGCGCAAACAAAGCTCTCTACTCAAGCGGTAATGAAACTTAAAAGAGGGCTCGCGCATTATGGCGGCAGACGTGGGCTTAAAAAAGGTGGCTATCAAACATCGCCAAAGGGAGATATGCCATACAAACATACAGGCCGATTGCAGGAAAGTATCGGTTTTAAGATTACCGCACATAAGCGTGATGTAAAGAGCGAAATAGGTAGTGGTGTAATGGGAAACCCAATAGAATACGCCAAATACTTACAGGGAAAAAATGACGACGGTATTAGACCGTTCTTATGGGCCATAAAAGATTTAGTAACAGCAGATCGCTTAATTACGTACTTTGACCAATACTATAAGCCGTTAGCGGGTGGCAAATGATAGAAAACATTATTTTGAAATACTTAAAAGCGGATAGCACTCTTGCAGAGCTTACAGGCGCTACACAAACCAAGCCCGCTAATATCTACCCGGATGTTGGGCAAGTAACCGATTTGCCTTGCGTAGTAATGAGCGCGGATAGCCCTACAAGTCCAACTAGTAACCCGTGGGACTTTACGCAGAATTTGACATTTGAAATTTACGCTAAGACGGAAAAGACAGCGCAAAAAATACGCAACCGTTTTTATGAGCTTTTGAATAAATATGACGATTTCTTTTTGAAAGATACCACAAACGGGATAATAATCCGCGAGGCACACGCCGTATATGCAAGCGTATCCAACCACTTTGCAAACGATACGGAACAAGCCAAAGAGAAAGTAGTTAGTTTTGATTTTAGATTTACAAAATGCGCGTAAATGGCGCAAGGAGAAAAGAAATGCCGACTAAGACAGAATGTAAAAATATCGTGCTTTCTAGCGCAAAGAAAGTTTTAATTGCGCCTTATGGTAGCACGAAACAAGAAGCCACCGATATTGGTTTTACCAATGGTGGAGTAACCATTAGCGGGGCCATTGAAAAAGCCCTCATTCAAGTAGACCAAAGCGCAACCCCGATCCGGGAAATTACAACGGCGGTAAACTTGAACCTATCTATTCCGCTTGCATCTATCACGCTAGACAACCTGGCTTTAGCTTTGCAAGTAGAATTTGACAATGCCGGAGTAGCGTCTTTCTTAAAAGAAGCTTATTACTCCGTATGGGTAGAAACCGAAGGGCCTGTTGTGGGTACTAAACCTGTAACCCGTACCTTTGAATTTGAAAAAGTGTCCTTTGCCGGAACTGGCGAGTTAGCTTTGAGCCGTACGGATATGCAAAACCCGACGCTTGAAGGCAAACTTATTCACTGCCCGGACCCGGACTACCCGGACTATATCGGTATTACCGTAACCGATGAGAGCGACGAAAGCGAGAGCTAATTATGTTTCTTTTTAGAACTAGCAAAAAAGAACTTGATATTACAGATGCTTTGAAAAGCAAAGAGGCCAAAATCACTATCGGTGGAAAGCCGGTAGTGATTAAGGCCCTCAAACTAGCGCAAGCGGTGGAGCTTTTAGCGGCGTTAGGCAACGCAAAAGAGATTATCCAACTAGCAAGCGCGGATTTAGTGGCTTTTAATAGATTACTACTTATTAAATTGCCGCAGTTATTGAAGTTTTGCGTACCGGGGGAAGATATAGACCCGGACCAGGTAACACTAGCAGAATTTGCCGATTTCTTGTTAGCGGTTTATTGTGTAAATGACCTGGACAGGATATTAGGAAATTTTTACAAGGCAATCACGTCGCTACCAAAACTAACGCAGGTTTCGGCGGGGTTGCCAAAGCAATAAACGAGTATTTTGGCGTTAAAGTAGAAGATTTAACACCCACGCAAATAAACGCCTATGTACTTGAGATAGTAAAAGATAGGAAGGCACAGCAAGAGGCGCAAAAATGGCCACAAGCTGTGATAGATACAAAAACAAAATTAGATGATTTGCGTGGACTAGGAATAAAGATAGGCAAAGCCGCTACTCAAAATAGCAACCGCCATCGCCATAACGGCACAACCCGGTAAGGCGGCATTTTTTGAGAGAAGGGAAAAGACCAACACTAACGTAGTAAACGCTATATATGAATAGGTCTATAATTGAAATTTGCTTAAAAAGGATGTTCTTTTTCATACCTATA